AAATCCTAATAAATCTAAACCTTGTATGTAAGATTGTTCCCAATCTTTTCTGGATGTTTTATAATCCATATAATTTTGTACCATCTCATTACCCAATGGTTCTAAAATATCTTCTGGTAAAATATCTGCTAAGTTATCAAAATGATTTTCTGTTCCAGGAATATTAATGGCTCCTGGTTCAAAATCAATTGTTGCACCACCATCTTCTTCAGGTACAACTTCAACAGGACCTTTTTCTACAATCTCTTCTTTTTCTTCAACAACTTCCTCACCAGGTAATTCAAGTTCTGTTCTAACTTCGTTAGGAAGCGATTTGTCTATTTCTGCCATTTAAATTTCTCCAATCCTATGTCTTAACCTCTTTGGCGGTGGTCCAGACTTAACACCTCCTGATCCAAGTGGCTTGTCAATCATACCACCATCTTTCATTCCTTCTGCTCTCATCTCTGCTAATACTAACTGTATTGCTGATAACTCTGACATGTTGCCTAAATTATCAAACACACGTTTTTCAAATATCTTCTTTTTCTTTGGACTAAAATTTTTTGAATACTTATCTGTAAGTTCTGACATTAAAATCCTCGTTTGGCTAGTCTAGGTTTCTTGATCAGGCCACCTTTAAAGTTTGGTTTTCTGCCTGTAAGTTTTTTAGTAGTTGATTCTGCAACAGCATTTCTAAATTCTTTTCTTTTTTTAATAACTTCATCAAAACCTTTTTTTAACATTTTTAAAGCTGCCGCGGGAGCTTTCTTTTTTTTCAATAAATTAATTACACCTGATGTATATTCTTTAGCAGAATCTAATCTTTGTTGTGCCGTGTTTATATTTTTAAAATCTCCACCACTTTTTTTATTTAGTTTTCTACTAGTTTTGTTTCTATCTTCTACAAACTTTCTAAATTTTTTTAATGCTGGCTTTGCAATCATTAACGGGATTTGTATTCTAGGATCTTTAACCATTAGTAATAAACCTTTTTCTTTTGCTCTTTGACTTCGTCCACATAATCTTCTGGGTGAGAGATTAATCCACCCTGTCTAAATCTCATGATTGCTTGAGTTGTGGAATCGACCAAGTCATCATGATCCCCAAAAGGAAAAGCTGCACATTCTTCAATTACTTCTTCTGCAAACTTTTGATCAGGAGCCCATATCATACCAGATTCAAACAGAGGTGCAACAGCATTTACACGAGCGTGCTTATCGTTTCCTTTGCTGGGTGTAAAGTTTGTGACAGGTATATCCATCTTTCTAAGTTCGTAGGTTAAGGGTAAACCACTAGCTTTAGCCTCAACAATGACTGTTTCAGGATTCCAATATTTATATTGATCGAGTGCCATACGTCTAAGTTCAGGAAACTCGTATCTACCCTTGATCGCATCTAGTAGTATTAGGTTGGCACCACTATCTTGATCAGGGTAGAATATTCCCCATGTAGTTATTGCACTGTAATCAGCTGTCTCCTTTTTTAAAAACGCGGTATCATAAGATTGTATCACGTGATGTAGTTGTGGAATATTTTCACCTTCATAGGTTCTCCACCATTCACGTTTTAATATTGCACCTTCTTCACTTGTTGGCTCTTGCATCCATTGTGCATTCCACTTTGCAACAGGTAATGCAGCTTTAACTTTCTCTAATTCATCTAACTTCCAATACTCAGGCCACACTGGTTTAGCTCCTGATTCGTGTTCCATGATCGCTGGAAACTCAACCACGTGCCACTTGTCAGCTTTAACTTCTTTTTGTGAAGCAACTAATGCACCTGTTAAATCTTTCGTCGACCATCGTGTCATTACTAAAATAATTTTTCCACCAGGTTGTAAACGTTGACGTGGACCTGATGTATACCACTCGTAAGCTCGCTCTAATGATGCTTT